GGTACAACAACCGGCCGCACGATGAATTACCGGTGAAGCCGAACGGCAAGCATTACAGCCCGGCGGAGTTCAGAAAAAAACGCCTGGCGGAAGAGGACACGGAAATTGAATGGCTGTCCGATGTTGAGCTGCGGGATATGTTCCGGCCGATGGTGGAACGCCCTGTAAGACGCTGTGAAATACGCTGGCTGAATAATATTTACTACGCGCCCGAGCTGCGTGACGAGCATGGTCGTAAGGTGCTTATCAGCTATGACATTCATGATGCCGAACGAATTACCGTACGTCGCCTGGATGGCAGCGTGATTTGCGAGGCGGTATGGGACGGTAATAAACGCGAAGCCTTCCCGGTTAGCGCGGAATACTACAAACAGCAGCAACGCCTTAAAGGCATGCGTAAACGCGCAGAGGAAAAAATCCGTGATGCCGAGGATGAGGTTGTCAACGTGCTGGAGCACAAGCCGCAGGAGCCCTGGCTGGAAAACATATACCGCCCTGTGGGTAATACGGTGACCGTTCAGCAACCGGTCGCTGACGATGAACCTGATGAAGAATACGAGCGTAATTTCCAGCGGGGATTGCAGTTGCTGGAAGCGAAATTAAAAGAAAATGACCCGCTGGCCTGAAATAAAAAAATAACCCGAGCGGCGACTCAGGTTATTTGATTAAACAAGGTATCAAATGAGAGGTTAATAATATGACTGATATTAACGATGTAATCAAGACCATTGATGAACTTATTGATGGCGGCGTACTGACGCAGTATGCCATCGCCAGAGAGGCGGGAATTTCCGACGGCACATTATCGGCTTTCCGTAAGGGAAAATATAAAGGCGATAACGCTGCTGTGGCTGCTTCCCTGCGTTCCTGGTATGAGAACTGGAATAAACAAAGCGCACTGCCGGAACCGCCGCAGTTTGTGGAAACGCAGACAGTCCAGGAGCTGCGCGCACTGTTTCAGGCGGTTCGTCTGATGGGCTGTATTAACGTTATTGTGGGCGTACCGGGTGTGGGTAAAACGGCCACTGCCCGTAATTACTGCCAGGAGCAACCAAACACCTGGATGATCACCCTGTCACCCGCGCACTCCAGCGTCACGGAGTGTCTGCTGGAGCTGGCCGATGCGCTGGGGATTGATTACACCCGCGCGAACAAAGGGGCATTATCCCGCGCCATCCGCCGTCGCCTGATGGGAACGCGTGGACTGGTGATTGTGGATGAGGCGGATCATCTTGGTATTGACGGTCTGGAGCAACTCCGGGCAATTCAGGACGCCACGGGGATCGGGATGGTGCTTATTGGTAACCCGCGCGGATTGTTTAAAGGTGGACGCCGCGCCTTTGATGATTTATCGCGCCTGTTCAGCCGTCTTGCCCGTACAAAACAACTTCGCAAGGCCAAAAAGGCGGATGTGCTGGCCATTGCCAGGGCGTGGGGGATCAGTGGTGAGGCCGAGCTGGCCGTCATGCAGGCTATCGCTGAAAAGCCGGGAGCGTTACGCGTTCTGACACATACGCTTAACCAGGCGTGGCTCACCGCCAGCGGTGAAGGCGCGGCGCTGACAGAAAAACATATTAATGCGGCCTTTAAAGAGGTTTATACCAACCCTGAATTACTCTCACAGGTGTGATTATGGCGGTATTTAATATTCCTGATATTTACGGACGCTTTTACCTGGTTAATTTCGATAACGTGAAGGTGATTTCACTGGCCGAAAATAAAGAATGTGGCGATTTACTTTTTGAATTTAATGACCGCACACGAATGGTGATATCTGCCGGACTTGATCGCGAAGGTGCGACAGACGTTTACAGCGGAATATGCCGTTCTGTTGGTGCGAAACAAGTCAGCTAAATGAGGTGTTATATGAATATGCAATCCTGCGGTAACAAAATGAATTTATTCGACTCCCTGAACAGCGCGCGCCGTCTGACCGAACTTGCCGGTGCGGTACTGGAACGCAGTAAGCGCTATCCGCAACGTTTTGCACTGAAAACCACGCCGCCGGTAGGCAACGTGCAGGGAACCGGTGAAATTGAAATCACCATACAGACCAACGGCCTGCGCCGCCGTGTGAAGGCCACCCGCATCAGCGGCTGCACGGTTTACTGGGAGGTGTGAGGTGAAAAAAAATCTCATTGCATGGGCGTGGTCGAGTGGTCTTATTGAGTTTGGTTACGTCCTGCCGGAAGGTGCATTGCCGATAGTTGCCGGAAAGCCTGCCACGGTACGGCATGTGATTGAGGTTATGGCGCGTCATGGACGTGATGAACAGGAGCAGTTACTGGTTCCGGGGATACCGGAAGCGGTGACGGAGGAAGAAGCCTTTAATGCCATGATTCGGTTCTGCCGTGAGGTCAGACGCCGGGTCAGTTATCCAAACAGAACGAGGACCAGAGGATGAGTAAAGTCGTACGCATTATTTTCGAATACAAGGAGCACGTTATCCATAAAAACGCTGATGGAACAGTGCGCATGGGGGTAAGTCTGGACATACGTTCAACCGGGATAAAGCAGAAAGGTGATGGACCCGCCATGATTTTTGGGGTGGTTATGCTCGCGGAAAGCAGAGACTTTGCTGAACTTGTGGCAATGAAAGCCAGTGCGCTCATGAAAGATATGAGCATGCGTTCCGGGGTTATTAAAGGTAATGAATTTAATCAGCAGGGGTAATTCCATGAGCAAAGTACGCGTTATTTTTGAATTTAAGCATGTTTCGCATGACGAAAAACCGGCAGGCAATGACTGTGTTGAAGTGCATGAAAAGATTGGTGTGGATGTAAAAACAGAACGTGATACGAATAACAGGCCGACGTCACTCTGTGACGTTTATGCAAGTATTCTCCAGTATCACAGTCCTGAAATTATTCAGTTTCTCTCAGCGGAATTTCAGGCATCTGTACAGGCTTTTGGGGCGGATGCCATCATTAAACGCCACCGCGTGCATAAAGCATCAGGCACACTGCAATAAGGAAAAACAAAATGGCTAAACGTGTTACAAAATTAAAGGCCGCAGCCGAGGCTGCACCGCAGACCCGCGAAGAAGTCAGCCGCGATATCCGTACCCTGGGCGATATTCAGCGAGAGGCGCTGCGGCTGGAAACGGCGATGAATGATGAAGTGGCAGAAATCACCGCCCGTTATACGCCGCAGATTGAAAACCTTAAAAAAGAAATCAAAGTGCTTTTTAAGGGGATTCAGGACTGGTGCAAAACCAACCGCGATGAGCTGACGAACGGCGGCAAAACCAAAACAGCCAATCTGACCACCGGAACAGTGTCATGGCGGCTGGGAAATCCATCATGCAGCGTCAGCCGTGATGTGGAAGGTGTGATTGAAATGCTGCGCCGTATGGGGCTTGAGCGATTCATCCGCACGAAAGAGGAAGTGAACAAGGAAGCGGTCCTGGCGGAGCCGGATGCAGTGAAAGGCATTGCCGGTATTAAGGTGAATAAAGGCGCTGAAAGTTTTTATGTCGAGCCTTTTGAACAGGACGCCGGACTGAATAAATAACACCGCATTAAATCTTTAAATATCACATCGTTTTAAGTATGGCGCTCGCGTCAGGGGACTGCCTGCGCCTGTAAACTGAAAATAAGGAACAGGATATATGGCATATTTTTATTTCAAATTAGACCGTGTGCAGACAAATAAATATTTCACCAAATATCAACAGACTGTTTTACCGCTACGCAACAGTATTCTTCGGGCATTACTGAAAAATACAGGCGCTGCCGGATTGCGCTTAAAGCCGTTTGCCATGGACGTAATTAGTGAGTTTTATTTTTCTGGTGCTCTGCCTGCGGGCTGGCGTAAGCGCGATGATGTGGCTTTTATCGGGGACGGACCGTGCTTTATTGCCAGACCTGATGAGTCATGCCCTGAAGGACCGGCGATTGCCGCAATGATTGAAGCCGCTGAACGCGAGTTAAGAAAGCGTCCTGATTTCCTTGTCTGGCTCTGTGAAAAGCTGGGGGTAATGAGAATCCCCTCCATGTTTAACATGGACTCCTGGTGGACCCCGTCGCTCTCCCGTGATGCCCTGTGCGTGGTGTTTAAAGTAGGCGCTTATGGCAGGGAAATAAAAGGGGGTATTCCTGAAGAATGCCAGGAGATTAAACATTCTGAATATGTGGCGCTGACGGAGGAATAATTCATGATTGATGCAAAAGTGCTTGAAGGGGTTAAAAACTGGCTGAGTATTTACGGGCGTCTGACCTGCGGCATTCTGGCTGAAAAAATGAATATGCCGCCATCCTCGATGGTTTATTTTCTGCGTGATGCGGTCGATGCCGGGGTGCTGACGGAATGTAACGGTTTTTATGATATTCCGCGTCCCCGCCCGGTGCAGCCGGTTCGTCGCAAATGCAGCCAGGAAGGTGCGGCTGATGATGTTCAGTGGTGCAGCTTCAGAAAATCCCTGCCGTGGATTGAGGGGCATGATATTCCGTCAATGGCGTGGGAATTTGCTCAGGGCGTTCTGACCTGTGAAACCGTTTATGTGGTGGCTGAAGTTGATGAGCAGGCCATGAAAGAAGGCGTGCCCCAGTTTGTGATGGCGTATATCGACATACGCCTGGGTGTCATTATCTGCGGTTTAAGCGGCTGGAATATCACCTCGCGCGTTCTGCGTTACCTGATTGTTGACCGGACGGCCGCGCCTGCCGGGATATCTGCGGAGGTGGCGTAATGTTCTTTAAAACATCAAACCCTTCCGCGCTGGCCGCGTGGCAAAAATATCAGCAGGACTGCCAGAAAGTTAAGGATGAGGCAAAACGCCTTGAGGCCGTGCTGAATGTTGCGTGCCGGTCGGTATTTGTATCCGGTATCAGTGGCTTTTGTTTTAAAGGGCTGCGCTTTATGGATGACAAATATCCTTTTCATCGCGACTTATGGCGAAAACCGACTGCGTCGAATGGCTGGAGCTGCACACCGCGCACATCACGTATTCCCAAAGCCCTGCGCGTTGCCTCTGACGAACTTAACAGTCTGTGGCGTGAATATTCGCCCGTCACGTATGCCAGAACCGATGCACTGTTGTTCTGGCTGGGTATTGATTTCTCGGCAATCATGTTTGGCCCTGTGAAGTGGTTCTGCGTTGACGATGTGATTTACCTTGAGTGCGGCGTAAAACCCGCAAATCAGAAAATGACCGAAATTCTGTCTGATGAGTTTTATGCTGCTGAAAAGCGAGTCAGGGGGTGATGTATGATGATTTTACAACCCATGGGGCGAAAAGGTCAGGCACCTGCTCATGTCCGTGCGTGGACACCTGAAGAAGATGCGCTGCTGATTGCGCTTTATCCATCCACCCCGGTTAAGGATATTGCTGTCAGGGTAAAAAGAAGTTTCTGGGGTGTACATAACCGGATTGTTTTATTACGCGGTACTTACCCGGAGTTGCTCAAATGCAAACGTCCAAGATTTAAACATGATGAAGATAAATTTATCCGAAAAAATGCCAGAACGATGACCGGTAAGCAAATAGGAGAATATCTGGGGCGAGACCGGGATTCTGTCCACAATCGGGCGCGATATATTGGCGTAAGCATGAAAAAATACGGAGAATTGCTGCCCTTCACCCGTATACCTGACGATGATGTTCATCTTATTCGTGAATTACGGGATGCTGAATCACCACGACGTCTTACCTTCCGGGAAATAGGCGAGAAATTTGAATTATCCGAGAGTACGGTGAATTTTATTTATCACCATCGCCGGACTGCCGAGGACGCTGTATTACGGGAGTTAACGCCATGATAAAGAGACTTGTATTTTTCGCAATTTTCGTTCCGGTGTTGGGGGTTGGTTTTATATTTGCGATTACAGGAAACCTGTCCATGATGCCAGATATTTGGTTCTTTATCAGGATGTCGCTCTTCCTGTTTATTATGAATCTTCTTATCGACATATATATCCGTATTACTGGAAAACATAAATGAGAAAAATCACGTCCTTGTCAGAGTTACAGGAGATGAATATGAGTATTGAATTAAGATCGTCTTATGAGTATCGCAAATTTCTTATCGCCGGAGGCATGAAACCGGAAGATGTGGAAAAAATCGTTTCTTTTATGGATAAGGAATGTGATAAGCGGGATGTGTCAGAAATTATTATGGATGACATGATTCTGGATTCAGTCGTGGCGTTAAGTCCGTTATGGATTGTGCATTCTCTTGCGGAAATTGCCAAAGGCACCGATAAACAGGCAGCTGTTGCTGCCCTTCAGACGCTTAATGAAATGCGTATATCTCCACGCCCGACATTAATACAGATGATTTTGTCCAGTATGGAGGATAAAGCAAATGAATAGTCTACCCGCTGGATGGGCGCGCCCTCTGATGGCTAAGAAGCATCATTTTTTTAAAACTGGCGATAATATCAGTATATGTAGGCGGTGGTTATATCTGGCTCATAATCGCGAGCCGGATACATTTGAAAGCCCTGATGACTGTGCCGAATGTCGCAGAAGACTGAATAAGGAGAAAGATAATGGACAATAGTTCTCTGTTGTTCTGGTGCTTATATATCACATCCTTTTTCGGCGCATTTGTTATTACCCGGTGGTTATGTCGAAAAATCATCTGCTTTTTTGATAAAAGACATCCGGTTGAACGGGCGGCTGATGCGCTCATTCAGCAGGCCATTGTGTTATATAGCGGTGAATTTTTCTGCCGGATAACAACCAGAGATGGCTGGCACATAATGATTATTCCACCAACACACCATGCCCGGTGGGATGAGGCAGAAAAGGCTTTCCATGTCCGTAAAAAGGTAAATACGGTATGAGAGGAAAACTGATATCCGCCATTCATGTGGCAAAGCGCGAGCTTGCCCTGGATGATGAGACTTATACATCCGCGCTGCTGGCAGCCACCGGCAAAACCAGCTGCCGGGATATGTCACCGGATGAGTTATCCCGCGTGCTGGATGTTTTCAAAAAACGCGGTTTTAAAGTGCGTCAGAACCCGGTTAACCGGGCCTTAAAACCGGGTACGGTGACCGCCAAAATTCGCGCCATCTGGAAGGTGATGCACCGGCAGGGCTTTATCTCTGATGGTGCGGAAACCGCCCTTAACCGCTGGGTGAAATCGCAGACGGCCGCGCAAAACGGCGGCGAAGGTGTGGCAAACTGGCAGT